GTTACTTCATATTGAGATTGTGCAATAGAAAATATAGGAAGGGTTATTAATAATAGAAAAATAATGTTTTTCATTTTATGGTTTTTTAGATAACTCATATAGACGTTCTTCTAGTTTGTCAAATTTTTCTAAAAGCATTTCTACATCTTGTTGAGTATCCATTATGGTTTGACGAACCAACTCATCTTTTAAGTCGTATTCAACTCTTTCAATAACGGGCTCTGGTAGAACCATTGCTCTAGCAATATCTGCTTTTAATGTAAACCATACTGTAGATAATGAGACTACAAATCCTACTATCATTGCTATTGTTTTTAAATCGAGGATTACTTTAGTATCCTCACCTATTTGTTTTGCCATTTTATTTAATCTAATAAATACCCGTAAGGTGTTGATGTTACATCTTGCCCTATTGGGAAGTTTTCTAATCTCATTGATAATGTCATAGTTCGTTGAATGTAGGGGTTATAAAATTCTCCCTCAGCAGTTAAACAAATTAACGAAGGGTCATAAAGAGCATCTGGTTCGATAATCTCTCCTACTATAACTTCGTTCCAAACTATATACTCATCGTTACCAGGTATTTCTACTCCAGCATATTTGTTATTAGGATTTTCCCAAGTATATGTACCTGTATCCAATAATAAACCATTATCTTCTGCATCTGAATCTAGTAAATACATTGCAAAATGTTGTCTATCTAATCTCGGTTCTCCATCATCTATTTGAAGATACAGTATAAATATTTTTTTTAATTTACCATCAATTCCTAATGTTTCTCCACCATAAGAGGTTACAACTGAGTATCTTTCGTATGGGTCAAATGAATCACCATCTAATGCAATTTCAAATACTAGTTGTCCATCATTAACTACTATCTCATCCTTAGTACAACCAAAGAAAATAGCAAGTGCTAAAAGTAATATTAATTTTTTCATAATTATTTAAACGTATAATTTAATCCGAATGTTGTTTGATACAACTTGCTATCCCACATTTTAGAATATTCACCTTCTATGAAAATTCCTAAATTTTTTCCTATTTTAGTTCCTAATGATGCCCCAAATGAGTAATCAGTCCATTGTTCTAATTCTGCATTTTGTCTTAATCCACCCCTACCCCAATTGTTTCTATTAAGATAACTGAATTCTTCTTCTCCAGCAACATATTTGTGATATGGTAAAATTAAATTTCCATAAGCATGTAACCAAAAATTTCTTTTGTAGTGGTAAAAATCAAACCCTACTATAGGAGCAACTTCAATCCAAGGATCTAATAAATCCCAAGCTCTCCCATTAAACTCATTCATCAACATAGGCATTATATTTTCTCTAAAGCTTAAGTCAGAGTGTGCTACCTGTACTCCATTCTCATCTATCCAACACCAATCGTTAGTTACATTACCATTAGCATCTGTTGATGTATAGAAAACATCAGTGTATCCATTTTCATATCCTAATGTATACCATTGGTTAATTGCGTTTCCGAATTCATCAGTTTCATTTAACCATATTTCGATAGGATTATACCCATAAGCTCTTTCATGCCCTCTAGCTATTACCCCAGCTGAAAATGAGAATTTTTTTCCAATAGGTAATCTAGCTCTTACTTCTGCTGATTTATAATTTAAGTTAATTTTACCTACTTCTCTTGATTGTACTTTTACAATATGGTATTTACCTGTATGTTTTAAAAAATAATTAAAATTAGTAAAATCTTCACCTCTCCATCTTTCTTTTTCATAATGGAATTGATATTCTAAACCTTGTACCGCAGATGTTGGTGCACCAAATACTAATTGTTCTTCTGTACCATCATAATAGTTTTTTGGTTTTCTTTCGTAATCGAATCTGGCTAATTTTCTAATCCCAAACCCATATCTGTAGTCATAAGGAAAACTCGGAGTATTATCTACTACATCTGGAATTGAATAAATACTACCATCTGGGTTAGTTCTTAAAAAATAAGTAGGTTCTGCTGCTTCTACAGAGTTATTTATATCTCCAGCTCCGTAGACTGTTCCGTATTTAAGAAAATCTTTATAAAGTGATTTAAAAAATTTACCTTTATTTGGTGTAGTTGGTTCTTGACCATAGGAGGGTAAAGCTATTAAAAGCACAAATATTAGTAATATTTTTTTCATATAGTTTGATTTATTTATTTATGTAGATAACTATATTCTTTAACAACTTTATTTGCTTATAAATATAAAAAAAGAGGGTACTAATGCACCCTCCTTAATCTCTCTTTCATAATATTTTTAACCATCACATGAAACGCAGTCTGCCATACGAGAACCTAAATCTCCTTTAATTACTGAATCTGTTCTTAAATAATAGAATGTTTTAATTCCCAACTTCCATCCTTCTAAATGTACTTGATTTATCCATTTAGGTGAATCATTTACATCAAAAGATAGATTTAATGATTGTGTTTGATCAATATAACGTTGTCTAATTGCTGCTTGGCGTACTAGTTCTAATTGGTTAATTTCCGGGAACGTTAAAAATAATTCCTTTTCATCAGGAGACAAAATATTATCTGGTAAACCTTGTGCTGAACCATCCTCAGCTAACATTTGATCCCACCATTTATCTTTATCTTCTCCTTTTTCAATTAAAATGGATTGTAATACTTTATTTTTTCTAATAAAAGTACCTTTAGCACCATTAAAAGTGTAAATATTAGCAGGTAGAGGTTCAATACCAGCACTAATACCCCCACAAATAACTGAATTAGATACTGTTGGAGCAATTGCTAACAAATGTGTATTTCTCATACCTGTACCTCTACACCATAATGGTTCTCCATATTCTTGAGCTAAGGCCATAGATGCTTTTTCTGCTTTACTCCTAATGTCTGAAAATATATTATGAGTATGTGCTGTAGATGCTATTGAATTAAAGGGTAATTCTTTTTGTTGTAAGAAAGAATGCCAACCCATTACACCTAAACCTAAAGCTCTACCTTTACGAGCATGGTTATATGTTCTTTCTAATGAAGTTTTACCTGCTGATTTATCAATAAATTCTTGCATTACTCCATCTAGGAACCAAGTAGCTAATTCAACGGCATCTGTATCTTTCCATTCATCATATTTAGATAAATTCATAGAAGATAGACAACAAATAAAACTATGTTCTTCATCTGTAAATAATGTAATTTCAGAACAAATATTTGTCATACTTACATCTAAATTATTTAGTCTATAAGCTATTGGGTTATCTTTATTAACATTATCCTTATACATTATATAGGGTTCACCTGTTTCCATTCTTGACTTTAAAACAGTAGCCCATCTATTCATTGCTTCTGGGTCTCTTGCTTCTAGCTTTCTCATAAATGAATCTCCTACAACAACACATTGATGTAAATTTAGACATTGTCTGTTTGGATCACCTTTTGGTCTACGAATTTGTAAGAATTCTTCTATATCTCCATGTTCTATATCTAAATTAACAGATGCTGCTCCTCTTCGAACATTACCTTGGTTAGTAGCAATAATTGATGAATCAAATATTTTAGCCCAGGGTACTACACCTTCACTTTTACCATTTCCTGAGATTTCAGTTCCACGTTCTCTAATGCGATTTAACGAAATACCTACACCCCCACCGGATGCTGTTAATTTCATTAGTTCCGCGTTAGTTAAACCGATTCCACGTATTGAATCGGGTGTATCAACACCAAAACACGAAATTGGTAAACCACGATCAGTTCCCATATTTGATAATACAGGTGATGCTAATCCTAACCAACCATTCCACATAATTTTAAAGAATTTATTAGCTAATTCTGGTTTTTTAAGTCTATTAGCAGAGGCATTAGAAACTCTTCTATATGCTTTTTTTACATCTTCTCCTGGGAGTAAATAACCTTTAGATATAGTTGCTAAAGAAATTTCATCCATCCATTCTGGGTAGTTTTTTCCTTTTTCCCAATTTGTATAATCTACTTGTAATGCGTTGTTTTCCATATTTTAAAATAAACTGTTTGCGTCCCAATTTTGAACACCTTTACTATAATTTGTTACTCTGTTTGCAAAAAAATCTGTATGTTGTTTTCCTGCTGATAAGCTATCAAACCATTTCATTCTTTTTACTGCATCTTTATCTATCCCATTAACTATAGGTCCATATCCTAAATCACTCATTTTAGTGTTTACTCTATGTTTAATAAATGAAATTAAATCATATTTGGGACAACCTTTTAAATCTCCCATTTCATACACTTTATCAATTTTCATACACTTTATCAATAAAATCTAATTCTAATTTTAAAGATAATTTAGCTGCTTCTTCTATATCAGCTTGTAATTCTGGTGTGTTGTATTCTGGATGTTCTTGCATTAGCGTTCTGAATAACCAACAACCTGCTTCTGAATGTAATGATTCATCTCTGATGCTCCACTCTACAATTTGACCTACTCCTTTAAGTTTATTGTCTAATTTAAAAGATAATAATACTGCAAATGAAGAAAATAAATTAACTCCTTCCGTAAACGCAGAAAAGACTGCTAATGATTTTGCTCTTTCATGCCAATTAGGAGTACCATCATGTGAATCTCTAACTTCAGTTAATGCCTCAATTTTTGCCATAGTGGCTTCATCTTCTAAAAACTCTGCAAAATTATCTAATCCTAATTCTTCATTTAATAATGAATATGCTTCAGCATGGATAGTTTCAAATGCTCCAAATGTAACAGCCATTTTAATTATTTCAGGTTTTCTAAACCAACTAGTTACTAAGGTAGTCCAATAATCATTTACTACAGTTTCAGTTTGAGCAAAACCTTTTAAAATTGTACCAATAATGTTTTTTTCATGGGGTTCTAAATTCTGTTTCCAATCATTAACATCACTCATCATTGGGACTTCGGTATGTAACCAGTGTGCTTGTTGCTGTTTAAGCCAATAATCTGAAGCTTGTTGGTATTCGAAAGGTTTGTAAACAATTCTTTCTTGTGTGATGTCTTTTTTTGCCATTTATGTGATTTATTAAAAGTTTAAATTATTTTTTTTCAAAACTAAATATATCTTGTTTTACTTTATCATATGCGGCAGCTGCCTTCTTTTTTGTGTATGCGTCGACGTCATCATAACTATTAGACCTTGTCTTTGGAGCGAAACTTTCTTCATCACCACTTAGATCTGTATTGTAAGGAAATACTTCAAAGTGACCTGTAGCTGTATTTGCTGTTACAGAGAAGGTATGACCATCCATTCCATATCTATTTTTCATAATATGTAATCTACCAGTCCCTCCTACTTTGTCTTCCTTCTTTCTTGATAAAGACATACAAAAATCCGTAATCATAATTTTATCATATGACCCCGCTGCTTTATCCCCTTCAATAATTTCATCATTAGCCCCTGCTCTATTTACTTGTGAGACAGACCAAATTGGTATATCTAATTGTTTAGCAAGACCCTTTGTACTAGTATAAATATCATCAATATCATCTTTCCTTTCCCTGTTTTTACGTCCTGATGAAAGTAAATCTACATAATCAATAATAACTAAATCTGCTTTAATTCCTAAACTTTCTACTTTTTTAATATGTGATTCTATAGTAGACATAGTTGCACGCCCTGTTGGGAATTCTTTAATAACTAACTTACCGGGTAGTTGAGGTATTATTTCTTCTACTTTTTCCTTGTTGTCATGTAATTCACGAACATCTATTTTTGTAAAAAAGGCATCATATCTTTTACCTACATACGCCTCACCTAGTTCTAAAGTATAATGAATTACGTTATACCCTAACCTTACTGCTCTACCACCAACTGATACTAATGACCATGATTTACCAGCTCCTGGGCTACCAAATATAAGACCAAAATCTCCATTTCCCAGTCCACCTTGTAATAAATCATTGATCTTAGGCCAAGGTGTTGGTATAGTAATTCTAGATTCTTCTTTATATCTTTCTTCAATATCTTTAACGTATTCATGTCCTAAGTTTTTATCTTGTCCTGCTTTTAAAGCACCATCAACTAAATACCTAATACCATCAAAATCGCCTGCTTTTAATAAATCCACAGACGACATTAAGGCCTTCTTCAATTGTTGGTTTTTACAAAAATTTGTAAATTCTTCTTGTACATATTCTAAATCATCATCAGAAGAAACATATGCCTGTTTTAGTTGATCCGTTAATGAAATTTTTAATACTTCATTATCTACCTTTTGTATTTCAACTTTTAAAACCTCTAATGAAGGTGTAGTATGGTATTTGTCATAGTATTTTAATATTTCTTTAATAACCCATTTTTGAGATTGATTCTCAAAATAATCTTCAGATATTATATCATGAATGTTTACTAAGAATTCCTTATGTGTTAACAATGAAGATAACACTTTAATCTGGAAATCGTGGCCGTATTGGTTTATACTATTTAATGTCATCTATAACCTTTTTATTTTATTATTTGTATGTTGGGAACATTTCGAATATGTCTTTTAACCATGATTCTAAATTTCTAATCATCCCTCCTAATTTATCTTCATTATAAAATGAAATAAACATTTCAGAATTAAAATCGGGTAAATCTTCTGTTATTAAACTATCAATATATTCTTTACCTCTATCATCGATCATAGGAGTACTTAAATCCATAACCTTATAATTTGTTTCAATTCTGTCTTGTTCCTGAACTATACGTGAATATACAATATGTTCTTTGAATTTCCTAGCGGATATGTCGAAGATGTCTTGAAGTGTTAATTCTTCTGTTTTTAATTCAGGGAATTTTTTAAATATACCTTTTGCTCCTAATCCTTTAATACCTTTAATATTATCTGAATTATCTCCTAGTAATGTTTTATGTAAAATAAAATTATGAGGTAATAAACCGAACTTTTCTTCTACAACTTTTGGGGTATAATACTCTTTTTCCATAGGTCTATACACAATAATCTTATCAGTTACTAGTTGTAAAAAATCCTTATCACTAGATACAATAAAACAAGTTGAATCGTGTTTTTCTACTAACTTTTCAGCTAATACTGCTATAATATCATCAGCTTCAACTTTATCAAGTATAGTAGTTTTAACAGGTAATAATTTTAGGTACTGAATAATGCGAACAATTTGGTCAACTTTTGAGTCGTGTTCTTCCTCAATATTATCAAATGCTTCCCAATTAGTAATTCTAGATAAATTCCTTGTTCCTTTGTACTCGGAGAGCAGGTTCTTACGGTTTACCGTTGAACCCGCCCCATCGAATACTACATAAACAGAAGTTGGATTTGTTTGTCTAATCATAGCACCTAAAGAACGAAAGAACCCACCTAATCCCCCAATATGTACCCCATCAGGATTTACCATATTCATCATAGCAAAGTTTCTAAAAAATAAATTTAAACCATCTAAAATTAATACTCTATCGTGTCTATTTGGGGTAGGTGCGTCCTGGTCTTCTTGGATACCATCCAAGAGACTAAATAATTCTCTTTGCTTCATGATTTTTTGTTTATAAGTCTTGTGTATCGAACAAAACAGGGGTTACATCTTCTTGGTCTTCAACTATTTCAAATTTTCCTCCTCCTAAGATTCTAGCCCATTCTTCCGAATGGTCCTTCTTATAAGCATTCTTATCTTTATCAGTATCTTGAATAAAACCGTGGGTTGTCATTACAATTTTACCCCTTGACTGAATACCATTAACATGATTTTTGTCAATTTGTAAATTTGTACGTTTACCCCATTCAACTTGCTTACCACCTTTAATTGCTTTAATCTTAGATGTACCAGCATTTGAAACATTACCAAATGTAACTACAAATGTTGCATCATACCACATAGCCATCCCACCTTTGTTCATCATCTTTGGTTGCCCCATAGGTGATTCTGCTTTAGCAGTCCAAACTTTGTTAATAGCAATTAATGTATTTGTATATGGTGCTGATTCTTTACGAGACATTACAATACTTTGGTTAACTGTATTACCAAACTGTGTTGACATCGCCCCCGCATTCCACTCATTGTTGTTTTTTAATTTTTCAACTGACATGGCACAAGGAATAGAACCAATTGAATCCCAGAAAAATGCTAAGTCATAAGGTAAATTACCTTTTTTCTGCTCGTTCTGTAGATCCATAATAAAGGCAGCTACATCTTCAATAGTATGTACTGTTTCTCTATCAACATAAATAAAATTACCATCATAATCAAGAACCTCACCTGTGTCCTTATCTTTAATAAGATTAACTTCTAACCCCATTTGAGCGGCATGTTCCCAGTTCCATTTCATTTCAGTAATAATAAAAACGGGTAATACACCCATTTTTTGTGCTGAAACTGCTGCTTCAAGTAAAGCTGTTGTTTTACCTGTATCAGAATGTCCCCTAAGTAATGAAATATGCCCCATTGGTATACCAGGTACTCCAGCAATTTCTTGAAAAGCAGGTGATAATGGTATCCAATTTTGTTCCTTAAATTTAACATTTTTATCTAAACCTTTAGATGATTTAAACTTATTAAGGTCAAATTTGCTCTTAATCTCGGCAGACACTGCTGCCGAGAGAGACTTTGATATTTTTTTCGCCATATTTAGAAGGGAAGATCATCTGTTTTAGAATCAGTGTTAAACATAGAATCAAAGGCATCCGCCTTATTTTTCTTTGCATTTCCTGTATCTAAACTAAAGTTAGAAGTAGAAGGGGAAGCAGCGGTTGGTGTTGGAAACGCGTTTTCACTTACGTTAGACTCTTCTTCTTCAGGTGATAACCACTTTTCTAAAGCGGATTTCATTTCTTCAAATGAATAACGTTTAAATAAATCCCCTTTAGGATTTGGTTGCTCGTTTGTCCATTTTTCTACTAATTCAGCATCTGTACTAAGTGGAGATGTTTTTAATCTTACTCTAACTGATGATTTATTATAAGGAGTACCAGTTGATTCAGGACCTACTGTTTCAATAGTAAGATCTCTACCACCTACAATGTCAGTATAATCTCCGATTTCATCATCAACAGCAAGTGCTAATAATTCTTCATATACTTGCTTACCAAACTGCCATAGTCTAACACCTTTATCTTCTTCTCCACGTACTACTACAGGAACGAAAATACGGTTTTTGGCATCTAGCTTTTTAGCTAATACATAATTTTCTTTATTATACTCCCCTTCACGTAGTTTCCCTGCGAATAGAGCAATTGGGTCTTTTTCACCAAAATTAGTAGGTGAAATCATTACTTTATTAGTAATACCATAGTAAAACTTCAACTCAGTAAACGGATTAGAAGCATCATACGCTGATGGTACAATTCTGATCTGCTGTTTACCTACTGTAGGTCTCCAATAAATTAGTGAATAATCGGTCTTTTGACCTCCCTGTGGTTTTGATTGGAGGGTGTCCAATTTCTGCTTTAGTGCATTTAAATCCATAATGTAACTTATTTTTAATTATAACTGTTTATATGTAACTAATATACGAACTATATTTTGGGGAACCAAACTATACTTCGATTATTTTATATATTTTTGTATTTAATTGGTTTAAATCATTATGTTGTGTAAGTAAAACACAATTTCTATAATGTTGCCAATCAACTTGATATTTAGTATCTACTACACCACCATTTAACTTCTTAATTAACTCATTAAGGGCATTTATAGTGTATAAAGTATTGGATTCTTTTTTTCTATGTACCAATATAGTGTTTTCTGGAATGGTTTGTATATTTCCTTGGTCTACATTATAAGTTACAACGTATTCATCTTTGCCCACGATCTCGAGGACAAACATTTTATTGTATATAATGGTGTATCTGCTTGTAATCTCTTCTAATAAAGAATCTAAATTCTCTAAATTTGTGAAGGTACAAAATAACTTATTGTTCAAATCTCCTATGTTTTGGAATGACGTTATAACATCATAGTTCGTGTTATACGTATTTGGAGAATTATTTAAAATCGTAGTCATAACCCGTTTCTTCTTTAATGTTTAATTTATATTTTATAAAAACTTCCCTAATCAACCACATAGTATCTTCCTCATCATCATCTACATCAAATAGAAACGAATCATAAGTATATAGTATTATTTTTGTTTTCTTTCCCTTCAATATACGAAACATATCCCACAAAACCAAACAGTTAACGCTTGTTTCCAAATTTTGTAAAACATAATTAAATAGTTTTTGTGGGTTCATTTCACCCAAATTTTCTTTTCTATATATAAATCCAGATACCGGACATTCTACAAACCCGTCGCTCTCAAATTTACGCCATATCTCTCCTACGTATTTCTCTATTTTTTGAAAGAACTCCAAATGTTTATAATTTGAGAAAACACCCCCATATAACTGTTTGAAAGTAAGTTCTTTCGATTTTTTGTAATCCACTTTATATAAGGTAGCAAAATGAGCGTGAATATCATTAGTGGGAAACTCATAATCAACAAGGCGAGCAGCCAAGCTAGGATGGTAAGCACTAATATCAATTTCCACAAGTTTGTTATTGCGAGGAATAAAACTTTTCCTACATCCATTTTCTTTGTTAAGTGCGGCATAATTTACGTTTTTAAATTTATTTGACGGTCTTGTTGTTGTTGTTTTTAAGTTGAACTGAGTGTGGACGTATTCACCGTCAACTGCGTGGAAGTATTTGCTGAAGGTGTCATTACATATGCGTATTCCACTTCGCTCGATAGCGTTGAATACCACGGATACTCTACTGTTAAAGAATTCATCATATTTTGTTTTTTCTATGTTAATATTCGCTTTTAGATCTTTAAAAATGGTCTCACACAATTCATAATGTTTAACAATTGGTATAATTGCGTTTAACTCTAAGTTATCTTTGTGTTTACGATAATATAAATCATGTGTTGCCGTTGTAGGTCGTATATACGTAGTAGGTGGGCGATTTATGTCGCTAAGAGCTTTGTTTAAGTTTGGGTAATAATGTAATAATTCTTTTTTATCTCTACAATATAATATTTCAAACTTTTCTAGCAAGTCGTTTATACGCGTGTTTAACGCATTTAAAGCTTCACTATGCGTAACACATACCATAAAGCCTTTAGTTGCTAAAATCGGTCTAATATACACTAAACTTACACGGTTTTGTGTTGGGTGTATGGTGTCATTAAAAGGTATTACCTCAATGAAAGCCTCCCTATAACTACTATTTATTAAAACCTTTAATTGCTCTTCGTCTTCTACTAACCAATACATTTATAACCATTTTATTCCAATATACGACAGATTTATCTAGTATCCACTTTTTCTCGAGATGTTTTTTCTTATTGATGTCCCTACCTCATTGTTTAAGGGTACTTTGATTTTTGTTTTTTCCTCCCCCCCTATAAAAGGAATAAGAGTAGAATGTTGAGTAGGCTTATGGAATTTTCCTTCCATCATTACCCCTCTATTTGAATGAACATGGTAATAACCAACATAGTTTTCTCCTGTTGGTATCAATTTTAATTCATTCCCGTTAGTATAAAAATAATTTGGGGATGATGATTTATAAAATTTACAAAATCTTAATTTAAAGAATTCCTCAAATCCATACCATTTTAGGTTTGTAGATGTTTGTTTTGCTAAATTTTTATTAACTTTATAAACATCAATAGGATTGCCTGATATATTCCAGTTTAAGTAGGATGGAGTATATAATTGGTATTGAGTATTTGGGTTTTCGTTTAGATAGTTATTATAAGTATCAACATCGATTTCTATATACTTTAATTCATTGTTCTTCTTTAAGAAGTATCTTTGGTATTCTCCAGTATCGTATTCTTCTTTAGTTGGAAATACTATACTAGACATAGGAGAAGAAGCATTGCTTATAGGAGAACCAACTGCACCTACATAAGCTGGGGGGAGATATGAAATATTAGCTTCTTCTGTTGTATAAGCCCCAGTTTTACCCGCTTCTACATCTTGGGCTGCATTATTTTCATTATTAGGGATTAATGGGTTGTTAGGTCCGTCTTGAGGTGTTTTACCACTAAAGTATTTACCATCAGAAGTTGAATAGTAATCACCGGTATATACCTCTCCGGTTGATGCTAAAAGATAGTCTCCAGTAGCAGTGTATAAATTGGGCGTTATTTGTGATAGAGGATAATACATTATAAGCTTCCTATTTCCATTAACATTTCTAATATTTCTTTTTGTGGTAAAATATCACTTTTATCTGTTCTATAAGAACAATGAGTGTAAATACCAGGTTGTCCGTCCATTGCCATATTTGATTTCCTATTAGCTTTCGGGAAGAGTTCTTTATAGTTAGTTTTATTTAAATAAACCGGAATGTTAAATTTGGTTTTTAAATCTATGATTAAAGATTTAACTGTTGAAATTTGTTCTGGGGTATATTTTTGAAATCTTTCTTGGACATTAAATTTATTCACATACCTATACCCCTTTTCCATTTTTACTATATTATTATTATCATCAACCATATATGGGTCTGCTATTTCATTTTCAGGTATTACTTTACCTGTCCATGCTTGCCAACCTTTATCCGTTTTGGAAAGTTTACCTAATGAAACTATTTCAATTCCTATACTTATTCTATTTAATCTATCAGTTCCTGGGGAAGATGCTAGATGTTTTGACCAATATTCTAAAGGAAAAACATGCTCATTAAAACCATTTCTATCTATATGGTAATGTGTAGCTAGTGGATATGTTTTTTTATTCCATCCTCTTATATCTCCAGCAGCATTTGTAACCCCAGCGGTATGGTGTAATACTATTTGGGTTTTCGTTGTTGCTTCTGGGACGTAAATTAAGTTTTGACATTTTTCTCTCCATTTATTTGAAAGGCTTGTATTATCTAAAGGTATACTTGTAGTTAAAGATACTCTAGGGGCATCTCCTTCTAATAATACAAAGTCTTCAGATTGTTGGTTTACAATATCCTCTACTACCCCACCAGTAAATGCCTCTAAACTTTCTTCTTTTGTTTTAGGTGTACTAATTGTTTCTAAAGAAGTAGACCAAGTATTATCTCCTATTTGATGGTTAACCTTTGAAATTACAAAATCTAATGCTTTAGGATATTGAGCGGGGAGAAAACCCTGTCTTATTTTTAAACTATTATATATCCCAATACCTGATATTCCATCACACGTTAGTCCTAAAGAAGCAGGAATAAATCCTATTTTAGTTGATGGGGTACCAGTTGCAGCATATAACCCATTATCAATAATATTAACATAAGCTTTAAATGATTGTTTACCTTGTTTAATAAATTCTGGATTTAAATGAAAATAATACCCATTTGTATCTAAAGTCCCATTAGCTTTACCTCTGAAACTTTGAATTAAATATCTAATATAATTACTAGAAAATTTTTCTAATTCTTTTACTTCAGGTACAAGGGCTTTATCATTTATATCCTCAATTACATCTTCTACATATTCATGCCATTCGGTATTTGAATAATTATTTCCAGTAATAGGACAACTTTCTACATCTTTATGAACTTTAAAGGTTATACCAAACTTTGTTGATTTTCTTTTACTTCTTCTAAATGGACCAAAATGGGTGTCAGTTTCTGAACTTTTAAAATGGTCCTTCATTTCATTAATCTGAGCTAGGGTTAATGGTTTATATATGTTATCACTAGGTTTAACTACAATATTTTTGCTTTTATCTTCGGTTTTAGGGTCTTTTAAATCAAATTGATATTGATCTCTTAAACCTGAGTTCCAATTAGAAAAAGCAGTAGCATCATAATTTTTAGTCGAAGAACCATTTGCTGTAGCCCCTATTGATATCATAGAAGAAAGTGAGGAATCAATTTTAGTTTTAAAGCTAAAATCTTGGACTATGTTGGATTGGGTTTTACCTGTTGTATCTCCTTCTTTAGGTAGACCATAACCAAATAGTTCAAAATTAGGCTTTTGTGTAAAAAATTCTTTAAACGAACTTTGTTCAATCCCCCTTATTTTATTTTGGTCTTGTATCGTAATAACACTATCGTTTACTAAGACAGGTTCTAAGTTAGGGATGTCACCTAATGCAGAATTAACACCATTACATATATTTTGTATAAACTTAAAAAGGAAAAGATCACCCTTATCATTAGTATCTTTTTGAAGACACCCTGCTACAAAATCATAGTTAAGATATACATTCATAATTTGACCATACATTATTGAATTATCCTGCCCCTCAACTACTACCCAATCTTTCATAGCCTTTATAAAAGACCAATAGGTTTTAACCCCGGTCTTTTTTGAAGACATCTCTGTTGATGAATTAATTGATATATTACTTGTAAATAAAGGTTTTACTAAGGCTACTTTTGGATCAAATGAAATTTGATTTGGGTAAATTGCCATTATATTAGACTTAACGTCTGTGTCTATACTTAACATACCAGTACCTGACATATTAGGGATACAGAATTGGTTAATTTTTCTTAATAGTTCTCCAAAGGTTAAATAGTAACCAAATTTATCAATATCAACCCCTTCTCCGTCATTTAGTCCTCTAATAGCACCTAATAATGCTTTATCCCCATCATCTTTTTTTAGGAGCCAATACATATTTAAATACTCACCATAACCCCACCACTTTTGTTTCCCTTTGGGGTCCATAATGTCTGTAAATAAATCATAAGCTAGTGGAGATGAACCTGCATTGTTTACCACATTGGAGGCCATAGATGTAGGAAAATTTTGAAGGCCAGTACTATACCCATTTACAATCGCAGCTATATCTTCTTCTGTTTTTACTTGTTGAGGAAGGTTTACTTTTAAGGATTCAATAACATCCCCTACTGACATTAATGTTAGTGTAATAGAATAACTTCCATCTTGTTCAAAACTCCAATTAAAATTACTAACTTTTCCTATAAACCCATCATAATTACCACTATATAATCCTCGATATCGTTCAACATCCTTAGTTAATTTTCTAAAGTTATAAGTTTTATAATCTTGAAACCATATATCCTCAGTTATAGTATTACCCATTTGTTGGATTTCATCATTATTATTTAAGAACTTATCCCAACCCCATTCAAGTATCATGGTATATCCTAACCTAATATATAATAACTCAATAAGTTCAAATTGAAACTTATTATAACATTTAAGTTCGACTGTTGCTTTTCTTATTGAACCCCTATTTAAACAATCTACCTTAGCACTAATAAGACCAGGAGGAGGAACAAAACCTTGCTCTTTACCCCCTAAACCATATGATGATGCTTCATTCCATACTTGACCTGTTGTAGAAATTCCACTTCTTTGACTATACCCTCCACTATTTCCCTCTCCTTCTTGGTTTTTATTAGAGGGAATGACTGTTGATATTGTATTAAATAATACAGCTTTAGTAGCTAGTTTATTACCTAAAAAGTCAGCTGGTTTTGGAAATCCTATATCTTTTAATCTAGATTCTCCTGTAGTTCTTTCAGTCTCCTCAATGTCTTTTAATGTTAAAGTTGGTTTTGTTTTTTTAAGTTCAACTAACATTTCATTTTTAGTTTGAACCCTAACGGATGATGCTAATTTTAACCAAGCATTCCTGTTGTTTTGTATTTGAAGCTGTTGGGGTGTTCTAGGTGTATCAAACCCAGAACCCGCAGTTTGTTGTCTAATTTGGAGTTGTTTGTCTACAAATTCTTTAAATGATTCTCCTATTAATCTTCCCATAACCTTTTATTTTCTTAGATTTAAAATATCATAATCCGCCTGTATTTGACCTATATTAATAGGGATTCTAATTTGAACCCCTAAAGGTAAGTAATAGGAATCTTGTTTTAAAAATTCATTTGCTGTAGAGATTATCCACCATAAGGTTGGGTCACCATAGTATTGGTTTGATAATATATCTAATCTATCTCCTTCTTCAGTATAAACATACACATCACTTTGTTGTAGGGCGATTGAAGGATATTTAATATTTTTATAAAAAGGGACACCAGACAAACCTTTTTTGTTTTCTCTGCTAATTATCTTTATTTTAGTGTATCTCCCCATTTATTTATTTTTTAGGAATATAATTAATGTTATCTCCTTGTCCATCATAATTATTTCCTGATGCCGCTGCTAGGTTAATATAATGCTCTGGTCCGTATTTGTCAAGGAATTTACCACCTCCCTCTAATGCTTTACCATTAGCAAATGTATTTTGTTGTAATTGAGGTACAAAGTCATGTATAGGTATAAAGTTAAATCCTGAAACTTTTACCATCATAGGCATTTCTTTAACTGAAGGATCTGTAAATATTTCTTTCTTTTCTTGTCCCCTATTTACATATTTAATATTCCCATTATCTGGTATTGATATTTCCCATGGAGATTCTTGTGGGATATCAATATTTAACCCCGTCATAATCCCAACTTGTTCTTGAAAATACCCTCCTACTGTCAATGTAATTAAATTTCCTCTCATATACCCGAAGTTTGAATAATCAGGAGCACAAACTGAGGCTAAATAATTTAATTTCTGGTACATAGGTATTAGCTCTTGTTTTGATTGAGCTGCTACCGTCCAAGCCATACTTACTTTTCTATCAAACCCTCCATACTTATAGAAATTTTCAGCCCTACCCATATATTTTTGTGATTTCCACTCTGCTGAATAATTGTCAGACATTGAGTCTATAAAAGCTCTAAAATGAATATAAGTTTTTAATTCAGGGTTTTCGTTGTCTATTACCCCAATTCTAAACTTTACTAAGTCGTTTTTTACATTGTTAGTAGTTACAGAAGTTGATTGGTAAAGAGGTAAAGCTGTGATTTTATCTAGGGCTTTCATATAGCCTGAATTTCCTTCTACAGAGTCAGGTTGGTTATTAAGTGCACCTCTTTTTCCAATTGTGTAACTTTTTAAATTACCTCTTCTTCCGGGGTCACCTAAATTAACTCTTTGTTCTATATTCTTTTGAGTATAATCTAATGTATCAGGAATTTGTTCTGACCCATCTGGTGCTATAATTTTAGTAAATGATGGTTTATAAAATTTCCCATCTTTACTTGTTGGGATATATTCTTCTAATTCGGCTTGAGTAAATACTTGTCTTGGTATTATTTCAGAAACACCACTTCTTAATTTATTAAGATCTGTTTCTAAGGTCCCCGATTTATATACACTTCTAGAAAGTGTTAAGGGACTTATAACGTCATTAGGGTTAAATAAAGTATTTAAATATACAAATTGAGAAGATTTACTTAGGGATGATACCCATTTAGTAGTAGCTCCATAAGCTCTTTGAATATCATCTATATCCTTAGCTTTATCTAAACCTGGTGTATAAACACTAGGAATATAATCTATTTCACCCGTTGCTATATTTGTACCAAATGCGTTAATATTACCAGAATTAATTATTTTAAGATTATTCTTAAATTGTTGTTTAAATTCTAGTTGAGTATTAAATTGATTATTAATACCCGTTCTTTGATCTAAAGGTACTCTGATTTTTGTCTTTCCTATTCCTAATATTGATCCTGGTCCTCCTCCATATTCAAACAACACATTATCTGTTTGTTTGTTTGTAATTTTTAATAAAAGTGGTTCTAATCTACTTTTGTTACCTTCAACCCCACCCGTAGCTATTGTATTTAAATAAGTTGGTAAACCAAAAAGTGAATTACCATCTGGGGATCCTTTAGTTGTTTTTTTAAAAGGGTTTAATCCTTGTTTATTTAAATGACCTCCAAAGACACCTGCGGCGGACTGTCCTATAGTACCTAAAGGAGAATATATTCCTTGGTTTAAACCTATATTACTTTTTATAAAATCTCCTATTTTACCTATAAGTGACGTAGGACCATTGCTTACTGTTATACCCCTATCTTCTACATACTTTTCATACCCTACTTCTGAGTTAACGTTAGTTAATGATAATATATTTTGTTTTGCAAAAAATAATGTACCTGTTATGTTAATTGGTTGATCATTTGTGTTATCCCCGTTATAAAATAACTTAGATATTCGTTTAGTATCGTTAGCTATAATTTTAGGTAATAGCGAACCCCCACGTATTAGAAAATCGGGTCCTCCTGTTTTTCCTAAATCAGAAAAACTATCGGGGATTTTACTAGTTACATAAGGTTGGTTACTATTTCCACCTCCTACTGTGTCCTTACCATACCTTAAAGATTTAAGGTTGGTTGTCATATTAACTAACGCCATATTTTATAGATTATCCAGGTAGATTATCTAAATATCTTGTAGGTGCTACTGGTCCTTCCAATGTTGAAGGTTGAGGTAAAACACCATTATTAGGCTCTACTTGAGAAGCGTTTGGTTTTCCAATGGTTGAATAATCATAATGTAGAGTAGACTGTTGGAAATTTGGTGTATTAGGTGTTTGACCATTTAAACTTGTGGCACTAGCTTGACCTGATGTTAATTTGTTTAATAAACTCATAATTGTTGTTTTATTATAAATATTAGACTATTGTATTTCGTATAACCCCATTGGAGCCATATCTGGTGTTTTTTTAATAAGTTGTGCTAATAATGAGTTTGTTTCAGAATTATCAACCTTAATTGAGGGAGAATTTCCGGATAATGGTATGACTGCTTCTGGTCCTGCTTCCCCTACAAGGGCATTAGTAGGACCTGTAACGATACCACCTTTAGCCATTGGGGTACGATTTCTAATCGACTGGTCATCCCCAAAAGCATCACCACTAAATCCATAATTAGCCTGTGCTGATGCTTCAGCAGCTTGGATTTGCCCTTTAATAGCACTATCTCCAAAGTCCCCCCCGAATAACCAACCAATCCCATTAATTAAATCTTCTATTGCTGCTACACCTACCAGTACAGTTTGAATCATAGGGTCTAAAAAAGACATAATTTTTCCTACAAAACCAAAAAGTTTTGCTATTATACTTACTATAGGCATTATAGCATTTGCTACTGTAACAAATACCTCTTTTAGTTTTTCAATAGTAGCGTTAAATTTATCTTGTGCTCCTACTTGGTTGTTTAATCCTTCAACACCTTGTTCCTCAAGAATTCTCATTGCTTCAGCTTCCCCTACTTGTGCTTTTAGTGTTTCAAATTTTGCAGTTGCCGCCTTTGCATCTTCTTCTGTAAGTCCTTTTAATTGGTCTTGTAATATTAAAGTTCCAGCAAGTTCTTCTCTATTCATTCCAACTGCTTTTGCTAAAGCTTCCTGTTGGATTCTATTCATTGCTGTAAATTCTGCAGACGAACCTGCTTGTGCCGCTATTTCACTGGCTACTGTTGCTAAGTCATTATTTAAAGCTGCCTGTCTTGCCTTTTCTAAGTTAAGGTCCTTACCTAACAATACTTCAGCTTCTAATTCATTTGAAATAGATGATTCAAAATCAAGTAAACTACTAGCTATAGCATCAACTTTACTCATTTCCATACCTAAAGATTTGGCGGTTGATACTGCAGCCCCTATTAATCCTGGATTTTTACCTAATGATAATGTTGTTGCCGCAGATACTTTACCTATATCTTTAAGCATCTTCTGCTCATTTAATATAACTCCATTTTTTAAAGCAGAAACTTTAGCCTGGGCTAAGAATTGTCCTGTAATTTCATCTGTTGTTTTGCTCGTTCCTAATTGTAAACGAGAAATGCCTTGTAATTCTTCATTAGTAAAACCAGACATTGTTCTAAGTTTAGTAAAAGATATTGCCATATCTTCAGACATCATTGAGGATGTTCCTAAAGCAGAATTTATTCCTTCAAACGTTTCTCTAATTCCTTTAGTAGTAACAAAAAGTTCACCTGAGGCTGAAGCCATGTTGGTCATTTCCATATTCATACCTAAGGCATCATCATATGTCATACCAAATTCTTTGGCCATTTTTGATGATGCGGCATCCACGCCTTTCATAGCATCAACGAGTTCTTTAAGTAGATATAAGGGTCCTAGGGATTTTAAAAGGCTTTTACCTAAGCTTTTAATACCTGCCGACATTCCTGAAACCCCCTTCTTTGAGGATTTAGTAATGGACTTCATATCACCATCACCTATACCTAACTTACCAGCTTTTTTAGATCCTGCGGTACCAGTTAACATTTTACCATCTTTACCTAGAAGTTTATCTTCTAGGCCCATACGTTTTACAGCATCTGCATTTAAACCTTTACCAGATTTTAAGGCTTCTTTATCTAATTCTCTTTGTTTGGTTTTGGCCTCAAATATATCATTTTGAAGGCCCACTTCTACGGCACTATCTGTTGCTGCTTGTCTTGCGGCATCTGCTGAATCTTGAAATGCGCTAGTAAACTTACCTAAACCGGGAATAGCCTCTGATATTTCATTTAAACCATCAAATAGTCTAACACCACTTTGATTATTAATCTTAGTTTGAAATTCTTCTACTTTTTCAATTGATTTTAAAAACTTTTCAGATTGTTCTACTCTTGCTTTTACTTCTTCTAGTTGTGCCCCTTCAAGCATTCCTGACTTTGCTGCAATATCTAGTCTTTTAAATTCTTGTTTAACTAAAGCTTTTTTCTGTTGAATTTGCTTATTAGTCATAGTTACTTGACCACCAAGAACTTGGGTAAAGTCTTCTGCTATACCTAATAAGGATTTAAATGATTTTTTGGATACAGATAAAGCATAATTACTCTTTTGGAGTTCTTGAATACTATCTCCTAGTGATTTTGCAAAGTAATCTACATCACTATTAATGGCAAGAAGTTCTCTTCTTAATCTAGATAACTCAGCATTAGATTCTTTTAAACCCCCAGTAAACTTTTTATCAAAGTCTACCTGCCCTAATTCCTTTTTAATAAGGCGGATTTGTTCTTTGATTTCATCTAAATTATTCTTGGCCATTGATTATTTTATTATAAATATTGCTAATTATAACTTGTTTTACCTTTATATGGTTTAGATGCAGAAGCAAATTCTGGGGTATTAACTTTACCATCGGCCGAAATTAAAGTTTTATTACCTTTATTTCCTTCTTTAGCACGTTCCATTTCTTTTTTCCGATTATCATAGTGGTTATTCATCTCAGATAAAGTAAACTTACGGAGCCATATAGGCATATTATATATAGTATGCCAGTCATACCCTCCATTACCATGGAATACTATGCTGTGAATTGATTGGAATAAAATTTTTCTATATTGGGGGGCTAGATCAGGCGTCAGGCCAAAAAAAGTTAAGTCCTATAGGGACAGAAACTTCCTCCCCTCCATCAAGCGATACAGTCATATCTAAATCGGGAGCTATCTCCCTAACATGATCTCTGAATGCTCTAGCATCTTTTGCTAAGAAATAATTATCTACAAAGTCTCTGATTGATTTTACTTCATCATCACCATCTACTGATGTAATCATGTGTTTTAATCTTGTGGTTAATTCCGGGGAGGAATTAGGAGAAATCTTTTTTAATCCTTTTAATTCTCTTTCTATTTTTTTAGTATCATTACCATCTAAAAGTTTAAAACCTAAAACTGTACCTGTGTTTTCTAATTTATAGGTAAATGAATTATTTGAATTTTCTAAAGCTGAATAATTAATATTTTTTGGTTTTATCTCTGTTAAATCTATAGATTCTTCTTTACCTCCTATATTTACAATATATTCCTTACCATACCCTAAAATACGAGTAGCTACGAATAGTGCATTTTTATCTCCTGTGTGTAAATCCGATATTTTTATATCTTTGTTTATGATTACCGCTTCTAGTAATTTATCTAATACTATGCCCTTTTGGATATAAGCTTGATTAGTTAGTATATCTTCTTCTTTAGCAGTCATATACTTAATTTCAACTTTACCGCTTGATAAAGGGTGATCTTTTAGATACAATAAGCCTTTTGATGGCAGTTCTACTTCTTCGGTTGGGAATTTAAATTCACTCATATAATCTTTATTTAATTAAAACTTTGTTATTCTAGTATACATATGTAAAATACAAAAAAGCTTGACCGAAGCCAAGCAATTTTTGAAAAAAGGAAAAGTAATTTTTTTCTTTTAGAAATTTAGTATACAATAATCTGGTTGTACTGTAATTTGTAATTCTACAGCAGCACTTTCATTATCCCAATTATAATCCCCAAAGGTAGCCTCTGTAATCATAGCACCTTTAATAATCCATTCTGAAACGATATCACCTACAGGTCCTAATACGTTCATAGTTAAATCTTTCTTATAGAAATCACTATATCCATCTCTACCTGTTACTGATTCATGGTGTAATCTAACCCATTCCATTACAGCTTGTGCCCCACTTGGAGTAATTGGATCAAATAATGTCATTTGAATTGTGTTCCAAAGTGTTTTACCTTTAACGTATCTTGCAACGTTAATGTGATTCAATTGAACTGAACCTTGGGTTAATGAAACAGCTCCCATACCTTTAATTTGGTATGAAGGGATTCCATCTACATACAGTATAAACCTATTTTGTTGTTTTGGTTCAAATGCTGTATAAAATATTTCGTTCGGGTCTAATACTGCCATTGTTATATATTTTTATTATAAATATTCTAAATTATTGTTTTTATTCAGGAAATGTTGCTCCAGTTGGTAAAACATTGAAATCTAAAATTACAAATTCAGCTGTTTTAGTTGGTTGTAAATAAATTTGGCCTACTAGCTCATTTCTATCTATAACGTCTGGTGTATTGTTTGTAGCATCCATTACTACTTTAAAGGCATACAATCCTTGTCTTTGTTGTACTGATTCTAAGTATGGGTTTACATTTGCTAAGAAGTTATTTCTTGTTGCATTTGTATTTTGTTCAAATACTAAGTTATCTGATACTTGAGAAATATATCCTTTAAGAGCAATTAACAATCTACGTACATTTACTCTATCTAAAGCACTTGCTCTTTTCTGTAAAGTTTTCTGTCCAAATACTACAACTCCACTTCCTGGGAATGTTGCAATTGGATTTACATTTGCTTCATATAATGTATCTCTATTTCCAGATGTTAATTTTCTTTCTGCTCTTACTACACTTCCTAAAGCTCCTCTAATTAGACCTGCTGGTGCGAACCATGGGTCTGATGAAGCATCTGTAAATGCATAAACTGCAGGAATATATGTTGAAGCTGGTGCCCAAACTGTTTGTCCGGTTCCGGCATCTACCGTTTGTAACCACGGCCAATAAGCGGCTGCATATGAGCTATCATATTTTGTTGCTTCTGTTGTAACTGCGTTGATTTGCGAGTTATACGCTGCTACATCGATTACTGCTAAACAATCTGTTCTACCTTGTGCTAATGATACTAACCTTGTAACAGTATTTGAATGTTGTTGTGAGTTTAAACCAGGTGCTGTGATTACATTGAATTGATAATCATCAGAATTACTTAGTAAGTTAATGGATTGTGTATAATTATCCATTATTAAACCTTGTATATTACCTGTTGTTATATTTTCATTAAATTTAACTGGTGAGTTTGTTGCAGTAACTTGATCTCCAGTAGCTCCAGAAAATGATCCTGAACCTCCATTTACTGATATGTTAGGTAAGCTAGATGTAAATTCACTTTTTGCTTGACCATTATTATCGAAATATTGAGGTGTTGGTTTATTAACATTTTCTACATATATGTAAGCACTTCTTTGTGGGTAATTACCTAATGTTTTAACATAGTAATCAGTTCCATCTTGTGCTACTTCATAATAAGTATCTCCAATTACATTCGAAATATAATTTGGAGCAGTTGGGTCTAATGATAAGTTGTTATATGTTTCTAATACTGTTTTTGATGTTGCAGTATCATTTCCTCTTCTAACTAATAATGAAAATTGTCCCGAAGCTGTATTTACTGAAGCTACTTCCCATCTAATGTTATCCTTTGTACCATTGGTTAAAGTTCCATTTGCTCCATCTACTACTTGAGAATTGTTCATATTAACACCCTCAGAAATAGTTTTAATAGTAAATGAACCAGTATTTTGTATATCTGAATCTGTTAATGTAATTGTTAAGTCTTCACCATTTGGTTTTGTAGCACCTAAAGATTCCGAAGTGAAGTTAATAACATCACCTACTTCATAAGCAATACCTTCTGTTGTTATAGTAATGGAAGAGATTGTTGATACTGTTGCATCTATATCTTGTGCTGCTATCTCAATTGATGCTATTGCTGAGTTACCTAATCCACCTGCTACTGGTACGTTATTTACTACCCCACCTGTAGAACCTGTTATGTTTATTACTGGGGATAGATTAATTGATGATAATAATGCATCAACTCCTGTTACTAATCTACCTTCAGTTATTGAACTAGGGATAGAAGAAGAAGCGCCATCGAAGCTTCCAGAAACTACACGAGTCATTAATAATGATTCACCACCTTGGGCAAAATAATTTCTTGCGGATATAGAATTTAAGTAAGTATAAAATTGAGATCCACTTTCTACTGTACTTCCAAATATTGCTTCATATTGAGAAAAAGTAGAAACTGCAGTTGGTATTCCAACTGGTCCTTTAGTAGCGGGTCCAATAATAGCTGCACCATAAGTTACAGGTCTAGCACCAATAAAAGATTGGTCGTTTTCCCTTGCTAAGACACCTGGAGATAAAAGAGTTTGCTCTGCCATTGTTTATTAATTTATTAGTATTGTTTTATTATAAATATTAGAAAATGTTTCGAAATATTAATTTATTGGAGTAAATTCTCCTTTTTCTAGATCTATATTACCTTCACCATATTTTTCTTGTAGTTGGTTACCAGTACTTACTTGATCTTGTTGTAATTTATCAAATTCTTCTAATAATGCTTTCTTTTGTTTTTTTAAGGCATCTATTCTTAATTCTGTTGCACCTAACCCACCTACTATTTCATTATTTCTAGTTTGGTAATCTTGAAGTGTTTGTAACTCTTTTTCTGATAACTTTTTAATGCTCATAATGTATTTTTTATTTAATTATAAATATATATAAGTTGGTTAAAAATTACGTTCTTTTTCTCCCGTCTTTAGTAGGATTAGAAATAATTTCCATACCATTTATATCTGATACTGCTTCTGTGTTGATAGTTATTTTAGCTTTTGAATTATAGATTTTAGTTGCATTTAGCTCTTTTTGGATTGTATCAGGTAGTATGTAACCTCTTAATCTAATATTAAAAGTACCGGTTACTAATCTATCCTTACCTTGAGTTAGTTCAGTTGCTGTTGTAAAGCTATCTATAAAAGCTCTAAATTGGAATCTTTCGGGCATACCCCAATAAGCATCAGAAGCATATTCACATGCCTCTATTACTTTGTTTAATTGTTCCATGTAGTAGGTTTGGATTAAACAACTATATTCTAACGTTACGTAGTCAGGTTGTGCTACTACATGAAATTTTTCAATAGGTTTTCTATTATTTAAGGTTCCAAAGTTACTATAAAAGTTTTTTGGGCTGTATTGTTTAGACCATTTACCATATAAATTAGGTTGGTTAGCATCTAACTTATTTGCTACTGTTCTATCTTTGGATAATGAATCCCTTTTAATTACAATAATAGGTAACATAATTGCACCATTTTTGTCTCTATAATACCCATCACGTTGGAAGGATTTCCATCTTTCAGGTGCACCATATATTACAGGTACATCTCTTTTTATTCCATTTTGATAAACAAAGGGTTTAATTTTATTATTAAAGTAATAAAAAATAGCTTCATCAATATCTTTTAAACCAATAGAATACTGTTTAGTACTATCCCCTTTAAGGCTCATATTGTTAGACCTATTAAAGTCAATCCCTGTTTCAGTATAATTAGGGTTTGGGGGAGAAATAGCATTATTAGGGTTACCTACTTCTCCTCTGCCTTCAGTTCCTTCAAACGCATTTTGTTTTGAATTACTTATAGTTAATTGTGATTTTGGTATAGGTTTTCTTGGTTTTGCCATTACATTCTTTCTATATAAGGTGATATCGCAACTTTATCAGCTGGGATGTAATAAGTTGAGCATAGTATAGATATATTGTTACCATATAAATCTAGGTTTGGATTTAATGGGTTTGGAACTCCGTCTGAGTCATTATTTGGGTATGCCGGGTTTTTTCCTCCCCAATATTGGTTGGCAATTGTACTTTGTACCCCATAATATGCTTCTTGGTATAAGATAATATCTCCTACTCTAGGTACCACATCGGCATCTACTAAATCATCTCTAAAGAAATTAAAATTTATACCTTGTTCAAATTGTACTCCTTCTGTATTTTCAGCATATTGTTGGTCTCCTCTATCAATCAATATATTAAATAGAAAAGGACCATCATAGTATTTTTCTTCGGCCGCTTCACCATAAATGTTAACTTTAGTTTCTTCTAACTTAAATTGATATAAAGCACATTGTTGGGTAATAATATTACCCATCAATTCTCTATTAAACTTTCGCATTAGAGAAACATCTCTAACTTTAGTGTACATTGCCATATTATCCTATAAAAATTGTATATGGAACCTTTTGTAATTCCATCATTTTTGAATCTCCTTCTTTAGCTCTTCTTTCTAATGAAGCCATTCTTGAAGTTTCATCTAAATATGTTCTTAATCTTTCTATTAATGCTGTTTTTTCTGCGGTAGCAGCTGCTATTAAATCTGATTGGTTTAATGTTACATCAGCATTTGGGATTGGAATAGTACCATATTTACCCCTAACATACCCCAACATTTCTTTTGCTAAAGCTAAAGTATATTCAAAAATCCATTGTCTCCCAACACTGTTTATTTGGTCATAATTAGGGTTACCATAAGGTGTATTAGAAACATTTGTTACATTTCCTGGGGATTGTTGTACTGAACTGGCTATCCTTTCATCTCTTAAAATATATTCAAACCATATTTTAGGGGATTGATCTAAACTATTAACACTAAAATTAGGTACGGGAAATATTTTTAAATTATCTCCTCTAATTTCAAATGAATAATTGTTTCTTCGAACAGTTTCAGCCATTTCGATTTGCTGGATAACTGCTATTTCATAATTTAAAGGGGACATTAAATACCCACCAGCTTCACCAAATCCTCCTATGCCTGCTATTCCAGCTGCTGCTACACCCCCAAATCCAAACCCATTATATGGGTCTAAAAATCTTGCGGATGCGGGGTAGGGTTCTTGGTAAAATACTCTTTTAATTTCAATACCATGCATATATTCAGAACCGGTATAACCACTAGCAGTCATAAAGGTTTGAAAAGAATAATTTTGTTGGCTGCCAGTTAAATTAAAAGACCCTGAGTAGTAATTTACATTACCCCCTGAACCTGCTTCTTCACCATATTGCTCTGATAGTCTAACTATTGGTTCAAAACTCGGTGTTATAAGTGCTTGGTTTAAATTTGACGCCGTTGGTAATCCTTCTAAAGATAATTGATTATCTCGTATTTTATATGCATATATTTCATTACCATATGTGGTAGTTGCCTCCTCAAAAGCAGTAAAAAATGAACCAGATTGAAGTTCAACATCTACTAAAGGGAAACCTAGTCTTTGAGCACAAAAGTTAGCAACCTTATTTGCATCAACAGCAAAGTCAGTCTGTGAATCGTAAAACCCAAAAGGAGTTTGGCCTGCGGCAAAAGTACTAACTCCTGTCCAAATAGGTATGTTCATATCTTAATGTATTTAATTTAATATGTGTGTATTTTAGTTATAAATATGAAAAAGAGTGTTACTATTTAGATCTTAGAGTAGACCCAGATGTAACTAATGATATCCCCTTGTCAATCGCAGTGTTATAATATTCTATTAAGTCTTCAACTATTTCATTTCTATGGTTAGTTATTAAAGTAACACCTGCTAATTTTTTAATTTTTCTTGAGGCGGCATATAAGAATTTAAAGCCTGAATCTGATTTTTTCTTTAAATCTGTTTGATGTGAATCACCACATATCACCATTTTACTTCTTAAACCAATACGAGATGTAATCATCTCCATTTGTTCATGGGTAACATTTTGTGCCTCATCTACTATAATTAAAGAATCTAAAAATGTTCTACCTCTCATAAATGATACAGGTACAATTTCTATTTTACCATCTTCAATCATCTTTTCAACTTTTACCTTATCATATAAAGCAAAGAAGTTTTGATATATTGGTTGAACCCAGGGATCCATTTTTTCTCTTAAATCACCAGGTAAAAAACCTATTTCTTCTTTAGATACTGTAGGTCTTGTAATTATAATTTTATCATATTGTTTTCTAAATAACCCATCTAATGCAACATTACATGCTAATAATGTCTTTCCACTACCCGCACTTCCTGCTAGTAGTGTTATTGTATTATCTAAAATTGTTTTTTTAGCTAATTTTTGTTCTTCATTTAATTGTAATTTAAACTTAATGGGATTTTTGGGAATTCTTTTTTTACGATAAACTTCGTCGGTATGTAATTTACTCGCCATGGTTTTAATAACTTTATTGTTCTATTATAAATATGAAGAAGATAAAAAAACCCGGCCTAAGCCGGGTTTAATTATTAAGTAAAAATTAATTCTCTATTATAGAGAGTTTAATCCGTTTACTTGGATAGTACCATAAAATTCTGGTCTTACCATTTTCTTAGCATAACGAGTTAATAGACCTTTACGTGGTGTGAAGGTGTTTGGATCGTATACTAATGGAGTCATAATTAATGGAATGTATGGAGCAAATACAGCACCCGTTTCCAAGAACTGAGAACCTCTGAATCCTAATAGGATTGTGTTTTCAGTCATGTATGGGTTTTTGTATACTTTGTAACGTCCGTTTAATTGACCTACTTTTTGTACACCAAATGCGTAGCTTGCTTTAGAAACATCACCGTCAGTATCAGCAGCAAATCCTGGAATTGATTCTAGGATAGTTCCTACAGCTGGAGAACATACTAGGAAGTTTGCACCACCTCTTAATGTTTTCTGGTGTATGATATTACTTAACTTTTGGATTTTAGTTCCTAATGTTTGGAACCATTGTCCTTGAGAATTGTAAAATCCTAAACTTGGTTGAATACCACCTGCTTCAGTAATTGATCTGTTGTTAACTGCAGACCAGATTTCATTTCCAGCAGCAGCGTTTTCGATCAACATACTTAAGATCTCTAAGTCAATTTCTAATGAAATGTACTCACTTAAGATTGAAGTCAATTCAGCTTCAGCATCTAATGCATGGTATGCATTTAAATCCTGTGCGAATTCTGGCGTCCATACTGCTTTCAATTTTCTAGTTTTAGCAACGATTGCAGATGATTTCATCTCTACGTTGATTTCTGGAATAGAAATTGATGGGGAGTTTAAACTGTTTGGATTTGGGTTTCCATCTTCAAAATCACCTCTTAGGTTATCTTGTGGTTGGATTTGGTATACAACTGTTACGTTGTCCCCTGCTACGAATGCAACTGGTCCTGCACCTACTACGTCAGCTTTTGCTACTATGAATTCTATAGTTGAACCACCTTTATACTTGGTAAATGCTGAAACTTGTACTCCTGCAGCTGAACCAGATACTGATCCTGCTTCTGAACCTGAAAATAATTGGAATCCTGCAACTCCTTCTAAATCAGCATACTTTACATCAGCAGTTGCTACTAATATTTTCCAGTAATCACCATCTACAGCTGATTGAGAATAATCAGAATCATAGTTAAAATCTGCCCATGTAGCAGCTGCTAAAGGAGCGGATTGATCAGCTACGATTGATTGTGTATTGTTAATTGAATACCCGAAACGACCTGCACCGTAAAATCCACCTGCATTTGTGTTACCAAATGGAGCTGTTGCAGTAGTTCCGTCTCCGTATAAAGAACTTCCTTTTGCGAAAGGTGTGTGATCACTTCCGTATTGGAAATCTAAGAAAAATACTAGACCTGAAGGTAAGTTCATTGGTTGAACACTAACGAATTCTTTCGCTGCGATTTGACCAAATACTTTTCTTACCAATGGTAAAGCAACTCCTGCCCATTGTCCACCTACATTTACTGCAGTTTGTGAATCAAATGTACCACCGTTTGCTACACCACCACTAGTTTGTGATGATTCTACTACAAGTTGTTTAGCTTGGTTTTCAAGGATCATACCCATGTTGTTTTTGTGGGCACCACCTAGACCTTCTAAAAGACCTGTTTTTTCCCATTTGCTAGATAATCTAGCCGCATCAGACTGCATAGACTGATAAGGGTTTGCGCTTTCTAATAATGAATTTAAGCTCATGTTTAAGTTTTTTAATTGTTATTTTTAATAATTTAAATTAAACCTGCGAGTTTTTGCATACGGTTATAAACATCATTTGACTCGATAATAGGTTGTTTTTTCGCTTTTGGTTCTAAACCACTAGCTTTTGAAGCAGCACCTTTTTTAACTGATTCATTAATTGTTGAATTTGTAATTGTATTTACAATTCCTTCATTTAATGTTTCAAAAATAGTTTTTGCTTGACCTACATTAATCGCTTTGTCAAATGCTTTTAATACCTTAACTTTTTTACTCTCGGTTAAGTTTTTTGCTTTAAAGATTTTATTAGTATAAAGTAATTTAGCGTTCAAAAGATTAACTTCTTGTAATTCAACTTTAAGAGCTTCGATTTCATCTAATGCTTCTTTAAATCTCATTTTTTCAGTTTCAGCTTCGATTTTGTCGTCTTTTTTACGATCATCACCTTCGGCTTTTTCTTTTTTAGTCATTTTCTCGTCTAATTCTTCTTGTTTAGCTTCGTCGATTTCGATATCAACATCTACATCTTCAACGTCTTCAACGTCTTCAACTTCAACATCAACTTCTTCTTCTGCGAATTCGTCGCCCGGCTCGATTTCTCCAGCTGCAACCATGTCACTAATGACATCTTCGATGAAACCTTTAAGGTCGTCTTCTGACATATCTTCAAGGTCGATTTCTTCGTCCTCTATTTTGTCATCTTCGTCCTCTTTTTCATCTTTCATACCGTCCTTATAGCCTTCTTCTTCAGCGTCAGTTCGTGCATCTTCGTCTAATTCCAATTCAGCCAATAACTCATCTAGATTAACTTCATCCTCGGATAATTCTTTATCTTCTTCTTCCTGTACAGTAGATGTTCCTACTTTTTTAGGTGATAGATCTTTTAAAGAATCACCTGCTGGTGAATTTTTTCTTTCAAAGCTTGGGGCGTCCATTTCTTTAACTTCATCCTTGTCTTCTTCTTTTGCTTCTTTTACCTCATCATCTTTATCCATCTCCTCTAATTTAGCAGATAGTTGATTTTTTAGGTAAGGAGTAAAAGCTTCCTCAAGGGCAAGTTTAGCATTAGCGATGGCAGTGTCTTTGACAGCTTTAGCATCAGCAATAGCTTCGGTTAACAAATCTCTGTTGTTTGTCATAATCCCAAAATTTAGTTTGTGAAATACGCTTATTCATGAAGCGTAATAGAAATATTATTTATTCGACACCATATAAGAATGTTCATGGTGTATTACAGTTATACGTATATGAATATTTATTAAAAATACAAAAGACGCCAAAAAGGCGTCTAATGTTTTTAATCCATCGGTAGCGTCCGAAGAAATTTTGTTTATGTTACAGGGCATGAACCTTTTGAACAAAGGATTTCATGTATAATGTTATTAACTTTTGTATAATCGTAAGAAATAGTTTCTTTTCCTTCCTTGATCATATGCATATATGAACCGGGGTTTGATGGAGTTGAAACGAAGTCCCAACATAACAATTCAAAATCGTCTTGTACTTCCATTACACCATTTATTTCTTGTAATGAACCCATACCACGAGATGATACTCCTACTGTAACTCCATTACCAACAAGTGCTTTTAATATATCTCCAGCTGGGGTAGGTAGTACCTCTATTTTACCTATAATATTATCCCCATCCCATCTATATTCTGATATTAGGTGTGATACATTTTGTAAATTAATAACTTGAGACTCTGGGTGGTCTAATTCTCCCATTGAACGTCTTTGTTCTATTAATTCAGAATAACGATCCATTTCCCTTTCCCATAATTCTTTAGAATAATATCTACCGTTTCCGTTTTTAACTTCACACGTAGCTAATATCCCTTCAACAACCATATTCCCATTACTCTTATTAACACTTTCGGTTAATGAAGTAGGGGACAGCTGTAATGTATGGGTTTCTATTATAAGTTTTTTATTCATTTTTATGAATTGGTTTCTTCTATTTCCATTTCATCTACCATTTCAGTTCTTTGGTAAGATTTACCACAAGATTTTTCGTAGATTTTTTCCATTTTCATTTTTTTTCTTTCCAAATCCTTGATTTCTCTTTGCATTTGTTTCATTTTAGATTTATCAATCAATTCACTAAGATTTTCATCTTCCTGGATTGAGCTAACTCTATCTACTTTTTCTTGAATATGGTCATGTAAGAAATTTAATTGAGCTTCTAATTTTACAGCTTCAGCCTCTTTACCTATTTCAGCTAATTTAGTATCAATTGATTCTTTTTTAGATTTTTTCTTTTTATCTTTAACTGCTTTAGCCATTGGTTCTTTTGTATCACCATCTCCGTCTACATCTGGGTAATCAGGTCTTGCTTCTTCTGACATTCCTGCTTTGTCCTGTGATGCTTCAATAGCTTTATCTCTTGCTTCTTCTACATCATTTTCATCCATTGGTAATTTTTTCTCTTCCTCAGCGTATAAAGACGAATGATATTGAGACCCTGCTTGGGTAGATTGGAATTCATCCTCAGACATCATTTGTCTAATCATATTCCCCGATTGGGCTGCTAATGAATTTGGGTTACCTGTAGTAACTACACCACCTAATCCTTCTCTAATTAATTTTTTAAATAATTCTTCTTTAATTGGTTTCATTTTTGTATCTGATTTTTTGAGTTTATCGCTATATCCGCTTCCACCATATGTTTTACCTGTATTTTCTTGTACTTCTGGTTCTGTGTATCCTATACCTACACCAAATTGACCTTCTTTTACATAATGTAATTCGTCTTTAGCTAGGTTTTTAATTACTTTTTCTTGTGCTTCTTCTAATGATAAGCTAGGATCTTCTTTAAGTTCATAATAAACCCCATTCATCATTTCCTGGGCATTGACATTGTTGATATTATCTTCTTTTGGAGAATAATCATAATTACGTTCCTCAACATTTTCAACACCTTTAGCTACTTTTTTAGCATCAGCTTTTACTGCTTCATCTTCTTTTTTAGTATTGAGTTTTTCATCAATATCTTTATCAATAATAGGTTTTAAAGACTTAGCTCTTTCTTCATTAACAAATTGCTCATATTTATTTTCCCAAGCTTGTTTATTTGGGTTAAAATCTTCAGAAGTTAATTGTACTAAAGGTTTTAAAGTAACAATATCACCTAAACCCTCACTAATTTTACTTTTGCTCTTTAAAATACTTGTAGCATCATTGTAAGAAGTAAGATTTGATAATAAATTAGGGTATGTTTTTTTAGCTTCCTTTAGGAATAAATCCTTACGACCCTTACCTTCTTGGATTAAATTATATTGTTCTTGTAGTGTTTTCATATTATTTTTCTAATAGTATTTTGATGTCTTTTATATAGTCTTTAATTATGTCCGTTGGGGTTATTACTGCAAAAGTATCTGGTTGTTGCTTATATGTTTTTATTGTTTCTATTTTTGCTTGTCTTAATGGTTTGATTAAAGACTGTAGTTCATTTTCAATTTCAGAAAAGGCATTAATACGTTCCTGTTGGAATTTTTCTGCCTTACTTTCTTCTTCCTTAACTACCTTATACTTATACATATTAAACGTTTTTTACTTCTAAACCGCTACCTTTTTGTACGTAATTTCCATTTTTGTCCCTAGGTACTAGTTTATATTTAAACTGTTTTACATACGCATTATCACTAACCCCATTTTCTGTTGCTTTAGGTCCTGGGCCTAGATCTTCGCCCGGTTGTTCAGCAGATTCTTCTACTTCTTTATATCCTAATTCTTTATATGCCTTAATATTAGGTTTAGAACCTTTTTTTCTAAATGCATATGGTGTTAAATAAGCACCCGCACCCCCTGATGTAGACATTTCATCTACTTCTTCTTCTCTAATTGCCTTTTTATAATCTTCTGGGTAATTATTTCTAACATGGGTACGAATTATATTTCTTAATTGTTTTGCTTGTTCGTATATGTCTAAAAATTTTTTATCATCTTTAGCTCTTTGATAAACACTCTTTGCTGTATCTACTAGTTCAGTAGAATCTTCAACTAATTTAGTTAAATTTGGAACATAATCTATAGACCAAGATATAGCACCAGTTTCGGGGTCTTTATCTGTAACTACAGATTTAACACCCCCAGTAACTTTTGTATCCCCTATCTCTATTTCCTTAACTTTATATTTGTACCCCATTAGTGTTTTTAATTTCTTTAACTAATTCGTAATATTGTAACAAATCAACTAAATTATCATTACCTACTTTATCACTTTTATTTAATTCTACTAAAAATTTAGCTACTTCAGTAATTTTAACCTGTGTTGCCTTATCTTTAACATTTAAAGATTCAGTATTTAAAGTCTCTTTTAGCTCTTTAATTTTATTATTATAGAACTTCCTTAAGCCAGGTGTAGAATCTACTGAGTGTATAAATTCTTTAAGGACTTGTTTTTGATCATTACTTAATAAATTATACTTGTCATTAAATTTTTCAAGTAATATTTTATAAGTTAATGTCCTTATGTCTTTATCATAACTAGAATATTCTTCAAGTAGTTGGTCTTTTTTAGATTGGTTAATTTTGGATCTAGTTAGAAACTCTAACAATGTAATCTTATTTTCAATTAATTGTTTATTGTCTACTAAACCCTTTGTATTTATCCCTTCTATTAAAGTATATAAAGCTGCTATTTCTTTATAATTTTTGATTTTAGCACCAAAGAAAGTATTTAAATCATAATGTTCTTTAATTTCGTTAATTAAGTTATACTTTTGTTTTTTAAGTATACCTCTATTAAAATGTTTTGAACTGTCTAATGTAGTAGTTATATACAAACCTGCCTTTGTTTCACTTAACATAGAAGATTTACTAATAGCTTCGTATAATTTATATTCGCGGCCTAATTCCGTTTTAACAAAATACTTTTTTAAAAGATTTATAGCGGCAGATTCATTCCCCGAAAGAGTATCAGCGGTTATTTGTCTAACTAATAGTTCAAATAATATACCGGTGTTTTTATACTTTGAGTGTTTAATTTTCATCAAAAATATATTTATTTATAAATATTAGGATTTTAGTTGAGATTCATCAAGTAAAGAAGAAGTATCTTTATCTTGTTCAAAAATTAACTGTTTTTCATTAATTTTATTAAAGATATCTTTATTCTTTAAAAAAGTAATCTTAGGGTCTTCAAACTCAGAAAGTCTTGGTTTATTTTTTCCGTCGTTTTTGTCCGTATCTTTCATACGTTTAACTCCTAATGGGTCTTTACCAAAGTTATTTTCTTGTTTACCCCTATTAGTAATACCATCTTTTGGTCTCCCTAATTTTAAGTCATCGCTATAACCATCAGGTACATTACCTGGATCAGACATTGTTCTTCCTTTACCATATAATGAAGCTAAATCGTGAGGAGTACCATATGATTTACCAGATGATATAGGGTCATTACCCTCTGATTCAATTTGAGCATTTCTAAATTTGCGTTTTGAATCTTCTCGAACCATATCTCTGTATTCATCATATTGGTCTTCACTAAAGTGATAAACATTGTGGTAAATCCAATCAGATGGTACTAAACCTTGTTCTAACAATGTACCTGCTAATTCAGATTTAGACTTTAACAATTCAATTCTTTCCTGATCATAAATGATAGAAGGAGTTGTCATTGATAATTCAAAATTAGTTAAGGATTCATCTTTATACCCTTGGGTGTATAAATGCACCAATGCAATTTTTTGTAATTCAGAAAGTAAAATTCTTTGTATTCTATCAATTGTACGGGCAAATCTAATATCTTGGGCTGCTAGAGTTGCTTTACCCTCTGTATTTTCATCATAACCCATAAATGCCTTTGGTACTTTTAAAGCGGCAAACAATTTTTCTCTTAAGTATTCAACATCCGAAATGCCATCATATTGTAAACCGGGTGTTGTTTCAATTTTTGTTGCACTATCATTACCACGAACAGGAATATAAAAATCTTCAAGCATATTTTGCATGTTATACTTTAAGTTATACTCACCTGTTTTTTCATCCATCATTGGAGTACGTTTCATATTATTGATAGTTTTCTGCATAAATGCTTCAACTTCATTTGGTGGAATAGCTCCAACATTTACATAAAATACTCTTTTTTCTGGTGCACGAGCAATTCTGTGAATTAACATCGCGTCTTCCATTAATGTATATTGTTTAAATAATTTTCTAGCGGGTTCAATATAAGATCTACCATAAGGTAAATAATTAACATCCCCTACCATTCTAAAGTGAGCCATTTCATAGTTGTCATATGTAATTCCAGTCCTATCATCATAGTCACCATTAGCCCCCGCTACATTATAATAACCACTAGATGAACCACCAGAAAAACCTTCAGGGTTCCATTTAAACTTAACTTCAGATGGGTTTTCTGGATTATACCCTTCAATTCTTTCAATATGATACGCAGTATAAGGTATTACATTATAAACACCAAACTTTTCTGCTATTTCTAACTTTAAGAAAAAATCACCATACTTACACATTTGTCTAACCCACATCCATAGGTTAAATTCTACATTTAATACATCATAAAATAAATTATAAAGGATTTTTTGTACATCCTCATTAGAACTTCTAATTTGAAGTACTTCGCCCATATCATTTTTTAAGGTTGATTCATCCGCTATAATGTCTAAAGAGGAAGCTATGATAGCATCTTGATCCATTACGTCATATTCAGAATATAACTGTGTTCTTAAATATTGGTAATTTAAGTTGAATTGTGCCCCATATAATGAGGTTGGGGCAGAAGAGTAAACTTTATTAAATCTGTCTACCAACGCATTAGTTTCATATTCACCACTAGATTGAATATGACCCGAATCTATAGTTTTAACTTGGTCACCACCAACGTTTCTTATTACTACATCTGTAGAAAATAATCTTCTTAATCTTGTAAATACACTTGTGTCTGCCATCTAATATATAATTATTGTTATAAATATGGTCATAATAACCAACTAATATTCTCTTTTCCATCTGGGGTGTTAATTTCGTATGGATTTTTTACATTTTGGTTACTACCATAACTCCCCTGATATGGTGTTCTATTAACAGTCATATTATTTATTGACTGTTTTGTAATATCAATTCCCCTTTGTCTAAATTTAAGGGCTGTGTCTCTAATATACATTGCCGTACCAAATGCTATAACTAAATCATCGTTATAACCTGTTTGTGCTTCCGCTCTACCATTTTTCCAAATAAACACCTTCATTTCTTCAACTAACCTCTTTGAATGAATTGTTACACCTTTATCTGCTATATATTCTTGGAACTTACCTATTATCATAGGGCGTGTTCTAGATGACATAGTAAAACCAGCTACCATTTTTGAGTGATCTTGATATTTGTCAAAATACGAATTAGCATTGGCCTCTCCACTCTTTTGTGAATAGTAAAGATTAGAATATTGTCTATCAATAGCTACTTGTATGGTTGCCCATCCTATATTAGCATTTTCTATTACAAGTAATGCTTCATTGTATTCTGTAGCTAGACCTACTAATAAATGACCAAATTCTTTTGTTCCAATTTGTCCTTTATATTCTGCTACCTGAACATTGGTTTCAACATCCATTACATGACAAGTAGAAAAATCTTTTCCATCACCACGAGCAACATCAGCTACTACCATATAGGACCTAGTATAATCTGCGTTTTCCCAAACCCATAAGTTTTGATCAGCTCCTCTACGTTCTAAAGGGTCTTTAATGTAAGTTTTTTCGTAATATTCCAAATATTCGTTATAAAATACTATATCACCTGAGGTACTAAAATCGCAATCACATTCTTGTGCCGCCAGTCTAGGATCACCTAATAATGAATCTTGTGCATCCCTCCATTTTTGGTCACGTTCAGGATGAACATACCAGGGAAGTTTAATAGGTAAAAATTCATTTTCACCCTGTTCAGCTTTAACCCATGTTTGATGAAACCAATTACCAGTACCATAAGGGGTTGATAATACAATAGCACCACCACCTGTTGCTAGGGTTTGTTGTGCTGATGCCCATGTTTCAGCAATATTATCAATAAAAGCTGCTTCATCAATAATTAGTAAAGATACTGCTTCTGAACGTGCAGCATCGGCATTAGAAGATTTGGCTTGTATTTTTGAACCATTAATTAACCTTAATGATAATTTATTGTTTTCAGCAGAATCTACTTTAAGCCATGAGGGTAAATTCTCCCACATGAATTGTACTTTTGTTACTAAATTTCTTGCTGTTGCTTGTGTAGTTGCTAGTGCTAATACATTCCGATCTTTATGAAATGTCATTAACCATAATGAATAACCTGCTGCTAAAGTAGATATACCTAATTGCCTAGATTTTAATATGGCACTATAGTCATTGTTTTGAAATAACGTTAATACTTTTTCTTGAAATGGGTACAGGTTGAACTGTATGCGGCCACGTTGTGGGTGCTGTATATAACAGTATTTACGCATAAAATGTACTGGGTCCTTAGCACATCTAAGATATTCTTGACGTATAACTTTTTTTAAATCTGACATGCAGTTATTTTAATATAAGTATTACCCCACCTATTGCTACTAAACCCGCACCACCTAAAATTTTATTTTTAAGCCTTTGTTTTTTAATTTCAAGTCTTAACTTATCGTTTAATTGTTTAGTAAATTCTAATTGAGATCCTTTAGTTGATAATATAGAATTAAAATTACTTATTTGAAAGTTAAGATTATTAATAACACTATCCTTTAATA